TCAGGCGAGCGGGAGGACAAGCGGCGGGGAAAGACCGAAGTCGCCGACCTGCCGAACGGAAAGCGCGCTTCCCGCCGGTATTGCCGCCAGCAGCGCGGCATCCAGAACCAGTCGGGATTCAGTGCAATCCCACGGGCCGAGCCCCGGCACCGCGGGCGCGAGCATGACCTGCCACAGCTCGCGGCCCTCGCCGATCGGCAGATCGACCTGATCGCGCCAGCCGTGATCGGCGCGGCTGCGGCGCACCCAGCGCGCTTCGATCGCGCCATCGGCAGCCGCGCGCACATATCCGTGCACCGGCGAGAGGGGGCGCAGCGCCCGCGCCGCCGACGGCACCGGCACATCGACCAGCTCGACGCCGCCCCGCCGCGTCCATTCGATGCTTGCCTCGCCGCTTTCGGCCTGCCGCGCCATGTCGTCGGTAAGCAGCCACAGCGCTGCGTCGTCGAGCAGGACGAACGGCTCGCCCGCGCCATGCGCCATCGCATCGTCGGTCCCGGCAAGACCGCGCAGGAGCCCGGTCAGCCGCCACAATCCTCCCCCCAACGATTCGGCGGTACCGAACTGCAGCAATTCACCGCCGACCATCGCCCTGTTTCCGCCGGCCAGCAGCGCCGCGTCGCCAATCGATTCGAGCGTCATCACGGGATTGGTCAGTACAACGTCCAGCCCGTTCACCCGGTCGAACAGGCCTACGGGCCCCGGCTCCAGCGGCGCGGCCAGCGCCCCCAACGCCAGTGCCGGCCGCGCCGTCCCGATCGCGACCGGCTCTATATCGGCGCCGCCCAGAAACCATAAATCGGCGCCGCGCCATCCGTCATTCTCGCCGGCCGCCGCAACCAGCACCCGCGGCGCCGTGGCGGCCGCGCCTATGCTGGGCAGATCGAACAGCCGCACCACGCCTTCGCTATCGGGCCAGTCGGGGGCAACGACGGGCGCGCCAGGGTCCGCAGCAAGCTCGGTCACGCTCGGCGGCCGATAGCGCCGCAGCTCGATGCGAACCGACGCCGCTTTCACGCTGCGCGATGCGATGCGCCAGACGCCCCCGTCCGGAAGCATAATCAACCCGCCGACGGGCAAGGCCAGCGCCGCCAGATCCGCTTCCCAGACGATTGTTTCGCGGCCATCGGTCGCCGAGGCCGCGTGCCGCTGCGCCAGCGCGCGGGCCGAACCGGCGGCAAGCACGGCGGGCAAATCCATCCGGTCCTCGCGCGCACCTCCGCCGGCGACGATCGCCATCTGCTGACCAAGTTGATAGTCGCGCTCGGGCTCGTAATGGCGCAGCCGGATCGAAGCAGGCAGCGCGCCCAACGGCAAGCGCCGATGCTCGACGATGTCGGACTCTATCCAATCGCGCCCACTTTCGGAATAGGCATCGGGTGCAAGGATCGGCTGCTCGGCCTCTGCCGGCAGAAGCCGCCAGTCCGCCGACGCGCTGCGCAGCCGGACGGCATCGGCGTCGAACAGCGGCGTCAGCGCGTCGCGCGCGCGATCGCCCGACGCGGCATAGCCGCCAAAGGGCCAAACCCCCGCCGCACGGCCTGGATCGCCCAGCAACGCATTGGCCACGCTTCCGGCATCGACGGTCCCCGCATCGGCTTCGACCTCGAAGGTCAGCGATGGAATCCGGTTGCCGAAGGCCGCCAGTTCCAGCTCCTCGAACACGACATAGGCCAATCCGCGAAACGCCGACGCCGAAGCTGGGCCCAGCGCCGCGGCGATCAGCGGATCGACGGCCTGATCCTCGCCCCCGTCATGGCTCCGAAAGACGCAGCGTTCGCGAAAGCTGCCGCTCGACCCGCGCAGCAGATTGCCATCGGCCCAGATGCGCCGCACCGCCCGGATCGGCCGCGAGGACAGCGCGACCGCCAGCGATACCGCGTAGCTATATTCGGTCACCGAAGGCCGCCCCTTGCCGCCGCCGCTCTTCGTGCGCCGCTCGATCAGGTCGGTTGCCCAAATGACGCTGCCCGCAACGCGCATCGTACCAAAAAGCTTGGGTATTTGCTGGCCGTAGGTCGATGCCTGCACCTTCAGGTCGGCCAGCCGCGGCCCCTCGCGCCCCTTGGGCTTGAAGATCGCCGCGTCGACCTGCTGGCCGACGGCGGCACCGATCGCCGCGCCGACCGGCCCGCCGACGATGCCGCCGACGACCGTCAGCACCAGAGTCGCCATATCATTTCTCCAAATCAGAAAGCCGCCAGCGGCGCGCGCTCCGCACCGCCGGATCGAACGGCGCTTCGACCACGCGGCGCAGCCCGGCATGGGCATGAACGATCCCCACGGGGCCGATCAGCGCCAGGTGAAACTGCCGCGCGGGCAGCGCGATCAGCGCGACATCGCCGACCCGCGCCGTGTCGGCCGTTTCGCCAAAACCCGCCGCCGTCAGCCCCGCCGCGACCCGCGCGCCGCTCCATCCGCGCAGCGGATAGGCGGCGGGCGCGATCAGCATCCGTCCGGCCGCGGCATAAGCCGCCCAGACCAGCCCGACGCAATCGACGCCCGTGCGCGGGTCGCGCCCCTGCGGGACGAACCGCGCCCCGACCATCGCGCGCGCGGCTGCAAAGGCGCGCGCGCCAAGCTCATCCACCGGGATAGCGCGTCAGCAGATCATTGCCCGGCAGATGTGCCTCGCCGCGGAAATTGACCGCGTTGGCAAAGCGGCTGCGACAGGTCGCCAATTGCTTGTCGCACCCCTCGATCAATCGCACCCGCGCGGGCAGGGGCGGAAGCAGCGGCGGCATCTCGGCGAGCGTCAGCACCGCGCCCGCCGCCGCAATCACCGGAGTGCGCAGCCCGCACGCCGCCCCTTCCAGCCAGCACAGCGCGCCGAACGCCATCGTGCCGGGCGGCGGCGCGGCGTCGATCGTTACCTGCCGCCCGTCGATCGCCACGATGCGGCGCGCATGGGTCAGCGGCGCCAGATCGATCCGGCACGCGGGGTCGCCCAGCGCCGCCCGGCACGACGGCGATGTCGCCGGACAGACCGGCCGGTCGAGCATCTGCGTGATGCCCTGCAATTCGGCCGTAAAAGCGCTCCCGCGCCGTTCGATCGCGCCCAGCGTCCCGCGCGCCACCGTCACCGGCGCCACCTCGGGCGCCGTCCAGTCGGTCACGAACAGCGTCAGCGCCGCGCCGTCCCAGCGCCCCGCATCAAGGTCGCGCGCCGCGATCGCATCACTGCTGATCGCGCCTTCAAGGTCCATCGTCGACGCATCCAGGCTGTCGCTCGTTTCGATCGCCGAGGGCTTCATCCCCGGCGCCGCGCGATAGGGAACATCATCGATCTGCAGGTCGCGGTCGTGCGACGTCAGGCCCAGCACCACCCCGTCGCGCCGGGACAGGCGCCAGCACCACGCCAGCGTCACCACTTCGGCGCGCAGCCATGCCGGCGCGGCTTCGGTCTCGCTCACCATGGCGCCCGCACTTCGATCAGCGGAACGCTCGCAATCTCGCCCGCCAGAAAGGTCGCACGGCTGACCTCCAGCCGGTCGTCGGCAAAGCGCACCGGCACGTCGAACAGAAAGCCCGCCGTCACGATGGCGCCCGCCGCGGGGGCCTCGTCCAGCAGCACCGCACCCTCGTTCGTCACAGAAAAAGCCGCCGTCTCGACGCCGCCCACCGCGACGCGCACGCTCCCCGCGACGGGCAGGCGGATCGCCCGCTCCTGTTTCGCATCGCCCGCGCCATAATGTTTGGCGAGCGCGAACAGCCGCGTTTCGCCGTCGCCCTCTCCCAGCAACTGGTCACCCGGTCCGGGTGCGCCGCCATCGCCCGCCGAAGCATGATCGAACGGATCACGAAAGCGAAAGGCGCGCGCCGCCCCGCGCCGCGCCCGAAAGAATTCGGCCAGCGTCCGCACATCGGCTTCGGAGCGTATGCCCGGCCCCGCGTCATAGCGCATCCGGGCTTCCGCCCATTCGCTCGCGCGCTGTTCGTGGCCCGAAGCCGAGCTGACGATCTGCGTCGAAAATTCGGTCGCCACCATCGCCTCGCGCCCGATCGCCAGCGGAAAATCCACCGCATCGAAAGCCTGCACCGCATCCTCCCCGTCAAAACAAGTGAAGCCGTCGCGCGCGACCTGCGGCAACGCCCAGATAAAGGTGCGCGCTACACCCGCTGCCTCTGCCGCGTCAGCGGCCGCGGCGATCGCCGCCCACTGGGCGCGGTCGTCGGCATCGAGAACGAAGCCCGCGAAATACTGCTGCGCGGACACCGGATACCCCAGCCGCACCGCCATCGCGGCGCGCGCGCCCGCGCTTGCGGCGCCGCGTCCCGTCGTCACCCAGTCATAATCCTCCAGCTGCAGCACATCGAACGCCGGCGCCGCCCAGCCGAGCGGTACATTGGCGCGGCGCAGTTCGGGCGCCGCGGGATCGAGCACGCTCGGCAGATAGACGAGCAGATGGCTCCGGAAATCGCTCGTCCCCGCCGCGTCGCGCGCCGCCGCCACCAGCGCCGCAGTCGATGTCGCCAGCAGCACCCCCAAGGCGTCGAGCATCGCGCATTGCCCGGCATCGAGCGCGCCGCGGACATCGGGAATCGCGACGCTCGCGCTCCCCAATGCCGCCGTCGTCACCGCGTCATAGGCGCAGAGCCGCCCTGCGCCGGCGACCCACCACCAGGGCTCGCCGACCTGGAACCGCACCGGCAAACCGGCCTCGACCGCCAGTGCGACAAGGGCGCGCGCCACGAGTTGCAACCACCCCATCGCCTCGGCGTGGGCGGGCGACAACAGGGTCGATGGCGGTTCCCAGCCCGTCAGCGCAGGGTTCCCCTCGCTATCGCGCTGCTTCCAGTCCGCGGGGCAATAGGCATCGAATAATTCGTAGGAGAGCGACCAGATGAGCCCCAACCCGGCGGCGGCACATCCGGCTGCAAAGGCGCGGTGCCATGCTGCGCACGGCGCGTTGAGCGGGCCGCCCGCGACATCGACCTCGAACCCGCCGCCCGCCGCTGCCAGCCGCATGAAATGGCTCATCCCGACATAATGGACGACCTCGCCGCGATAGCCGAGCTGGACGATCTGCCGCACCACCCGCGCCGGGGTCAGATGATAGAGATCGTCATAGCCGGTCGCGATGCCGCGGCGCAGTTCGGGCAAGATCGTATCGCCGATTGCCAGCACCGACCCCGACCCGTCGCACGCAATGCTGCTGAGCTCGGCCCAACCTTCGACCGGCTCCGCCAGCACGCCCTCGCTGCCGTCATAAGCGGGCGGCACCAACGAAACGAACATCCGGTCGATGTCGCCCGCCCACACCGGATCGGCTTCATCTGGCAGCGAAAAGCCGCCCGCCAGCGCATCGAAGTCGAGCGTGACGAACGCGTCCTCGCCGCTCCCGTCGGCATAATTCCACAGCCGCACATACCAGGCGCGCGGCGCGCCCGCCGCATCGCGCCCCTCGATCGTCAAGGTCGGGCCGTGCAGCGCATCGAGCGGCTTCACTCCGCCCGACCGCCAACGAAAGCGCAGCCGGCTATGCCGGAAATCGCGCCGCGTTTCATATCCCAGCAGCGGATGATCCCAGCGATCCGCCGCCTCCCAGATCAGCCCCGCCAGATCGTGACGGTTGTGGAAAACCGCCTCGATACGCAGCGCGTCAGGCGCCGTCGTCACCGCGCTCGCCATCATCGGGCGTGCGAAGTCGATGGTCCAGAAACGCGGGTCGAAGCGCTTGACCCAGCCCTTGCGATGATGCGGCTCGGCCGCCACCAGCGCCCAACCCATCACGCCTCTCCCGCCGCAACCGCGCGCCGCACCACCTGCGCCAATTGCCGCCCTGTCTGCGCGAGCCTTTTTGGTTCTTCTGTTCCGCTACCGCGAACATTTACGGTGATTGCGATATTGCGGACCGCACCGCCCGTCTCGACCCGCCCGCTCGCGGTCGGGACGAACCATTCGGGGCCGCGCTCGCCGACGCGATAGGCGCGCCCGGCGCTCACCGGTCCGCCCGTCGCGCGTCCCGGCGCGCCGAACAGTGCCATCGCGATCGAACTGCCGAGCGACAGCAGCCCGCCGCCCCCACCGCCGCTGCCGCCGCCCGTCACGGCCCCGATCCCGTTCGCGATCGCCGCGCGCGCGATGTCGGCCATCACCGACAGCGCGATCCGCTTCAGATCCTCGAACCCCAGCTTGCCGGTCAGCACCGCGCGGTTCAGTGCGCGCTCGATCCCGCGCCCGGCGGCATCGGCGGCATCGACCAGCGGTCCGGTCAAATCGTCGCGCAGCGCCGCGATATCGCGGCGAAACGCGCCGGTGTCGGCGCGCACCGCGACGACCATTTCGTCGATTTCGTCACCCATCGGGATATTGCTCCATCATCGCGGCCAGCGCCGCGCCATCGATGCCGCCGCCGCCATCATCGTCGCCGCGCCAGCCGGCCAGCACTGCCGCCACCTCGGCAGGCGTCGCGGCCCAGAATTCGCCGGGGCGCCAGCCGCAGACGCGCGCCATCACCCCCGCCAGCGCCAGCGCGCCGGGGGCCAGCCGATCGTCGGCCACCTCATCGCCCCTGCAATATCTGCCCGAGCAGCAGGCGCAGCGCCGGCGTCGCACCCGCCAGCCCCGCGGCAACCACCGCCTCCCCCACTGCCTCGCGGGTCAGCGCGGCGGGCCGTTCGGCGATACAGTGCCAGAACAGCGTCGCCATCTCGCCCAGCGCCAGCCGCCCGTCCGCCGCCCGCTCGACCAGCGCGAACAGCGGGCCAAGCTCCGCCTCAGCCGCGACCAGCGCGCCGAAACTCGGACGCAGCACAAGGGTCGCTCCGCCGATCCGTAACTCTCCCTCGCCGCGCAGGGCGTTCGCCGCCGCGCTCACAGGCTTGCCACCGCGCCGCTCGATTCCAGGTTCAGCGTGTAATTGCGCTCGCCATTATAATCGCCCGCATAGTCGAGCCGCGTGACCAGGAACCGGCCGCGCAGCCGCTCGCCACTTTCGAAGCTCAGCTCATAATCGTCGATCGCCCCCGACAGCGCATGGCCGCGCAGCCGAATTTCGGCGTCGGAGCCGGTAAAGATTCCCGCCGCGCTCACCGACACCGATCGCACCCCGGCGCCCGACAGCAGCTCGCGCCACCCGCCCGAATCCTTGGTCGTCACATTCACCGCCTCGCCGTTCACCGACATTTGCGTCGTCCGCAAACCCGCAACGGTGCG